TTCTGATTTAAGACAATCAATAAGAGATTCTAGATTCCTTATAATTAACTTAAGCTTTTCTTTGTCCATCTCATTGAACCTCCACAAAGGTAATTATACACAAAAAAAGAGGGTTCGTCAAGAACCCTCTGATTTAAATAGATTTTCAAACCACTCATCCAAATGAATGAGATAGCATGACCAATAGATGCAACCTCTATAAGTTAATTGATAACAAGCGGGTGGCCTGTTGTCTTTATCCATATCATCATAATGATATGTGTAATTTTGCATTACTTCACCTTAACTTGACAGTTACCTGCCATGCATAATTGAGCATTGTGACGACGATCTTCTTTTTGCTTCTGCTCTTTAATGAGTTGAAGCACGTTGATTCTCTTCATCACTTGTCCTCCTTAACGAACTTTACACCACGATAAACTTCGTTATGCTGTTGAGGCTGCTGTTGTTCTTGTCTTTGCTGACGATACTCTGAGGTATCGTAAGCTTGACCACGATAAACGACTTTAGACATTGGTTTACTCCAAAGAAATGAGATGGTTAAATCCCGTTCCTTCGGGCGGCGTTTGCGTCCCTAATGGGATGAACGATCCGTTCCGCGTCGTCCTACTTGCGTCCAGTTTCCTGGATGAACGTAAGGGTATTATACCCCAGACAATATAGTTATGCAAATAGTTTTGTAAAATGTAATACAATTTTACAATATTTTAATCTCTTTGTCTCCAGTCGTCTGGCTTATCTCTGTTAAACCAATCAACGATTTCATCTGCGGATTCAAAACCTGTTCTATGAGTGGATGGATCTGGATCTCCCAAACCCATCTTATTCATAAAATCATCCAAACTACCTTCCTGCATATCAGGATTGGCAGCCTGTCTCCTTGCTTTACGAATCCATTCACGAGCAGTTGTGTTGGACTTTCCCAACTTTTCCGCCCATATCATATCAGAGAGAGAAACTTCTTCATTAAGAGCAATCTTACTACAGATTGACTCTAGTCTCAGGCGGTATGCGGGTGAAAGCATTTGTGTCTTCCAATAGATAGTGTTCTGATTAATTGATATATTAAGTTAATGGTTTGCCATTTTTATCAACTAGTCCAAGTTTCTTTACTTGTGCAATATTAGATTTTTCTTTCTTTTTAATCTTTTTATACTTTTTTATAATTCTATCTATCTCTCGATTAGATATGTTTACTTTGAATTCATCTTCATTTGAAACAAATCCAAGTCCATTTTTTTTCATTTCTTCTTGATCATCAACATAATCATTGATTACCTCTTGGATTTCATCTCTAATGAGAGAGTTTATTTGATTTCTGAGATCTTCTTCATTCATCTTTTTTTCTTTTTGTCAGATGCTTTATATCCCCAAAGTTTAGGATTAGTCCTACCATATCCAAAGTCAATCTTTTGAACTGCTCCCGGACCATACTTATCGTAGTAGAAATCAAATAAGTCAACTCTTTTTCTACAACGAGTTACATCCATAAAAGTTTCACCATCCACATTATACCAAATCAGGTATGCATCATTTGGAAGTGATGAATCTTTTGCTTGAACCATAGTTGCTTTTTCAAAAAGGATTTCACACCCATATTCATGAGGCAGATGTCTTGTATTTTCTCTCGTTGAATCTGCCATAACTTTCTCCGCAACTACACTCACGAACGATTACCCCATTGAATATCAGGATAAGCCTCTTTTACAATGTCAAAACTGATTTTATATTTTTGATTAAGATTCTTATCTTTTACTAAACAAATAATCTCTGCTTCTTTTGGATGAAGTCCCTCTAGCATTTGAATGAACATTGTTTCTCTTCGAAGAGATGAAAGACTGTCATTTCCACCTTTAATAAAATGATAAAGATTTCTATATTCTCTTCTGAGAGATGTGTGATCAGTACCAATGGGAACTTCATTTTCCTTATAAGGAACAGTTCCTTCTGGAATTGCCGATTTTACAGAATCATCAAAATTCCAAATAAGAATTGCCTTCACAGAGGGGTCAGAGTACTCTCTTAAAATATTAACTTTATCTTGTTTAGTTTTTTGTTTAACAACCAATTCAAAGACTTCATGAATAAATGGATTGGCAGGAAGTTTTTTATTTACTTCCGATTGAGGAGTAGTCTTTGCTGGAGTTTTCCTAGTTCTACTCGTCGTCTTCTTCGTCGTCGTATTCGTAGTCATTTTCAAATCTCACTGCTAAAATTTCGTCTGGAATTATGTTTCCATGTTGATCAAACATTTCTGGGTGTGTATATGAGGGATATGTGCTCTCATAGAAATGTTGCTTTGCCATCCATCCTATTACTCCACCAACAAAAAAGAACATTAATGAAACAAGAGTACCGATGGTTAGAGTTACTGCTAACATTTTTTTTTCTCCGAGAGTTATTTTTTCCGAATATCCAAATGAAATTCGAATTGTAAATGTATCTCTCGTTTAAGGAGAGAAATCATCTTACCAAACTTTATTTGGAATGTTTTTGGTTCTTCAGATTTCTTCCTCCTTTTTCTTAACAATAATTCCACACCCCGATTGATCTCGGGTTCGGAATTATTTAGTTTGCTTTTTACGTCTCCCCTTTCTTTTGTCATGGTTATACTTCCATGCATCTTCTAAGATGCCATACAAATAGTTTCTTATTTTTCTTGCTTCTGGTTTTGATATATGACCATAAGCTTCACGAAGTTGTTTATGCATTTCGTCAGCACCACCTTCAAGGTAATCATCAAGATCCATAACTACATTACTAATGTTTGAAGCTGTAGAACTTTCGATAAACTCTTCCACTTCAAACTTTCGAGCACCTTTTACCTTAAGGTAATCATAAAATTTCAGAACAAACTTACCCTGAAATGCATAATCAATTGCCTTTTCAACGTCATTATAGACTTCTTGAAAATTAGTTTCCATTAAACTAAATTTTGCTCCCTTAGATATCTCACAGTGTCGGTACATCCTCCGACATGTTTATCATTCACAATTACTTGAGGGAATGTACAACCCTCACCAAATTCTGCATAGAATTCTTCTTTAGTAAAGTCGGTATTCAATTTGTATACTACATGCTGTAGGTTTGCTAATTTTAACACCTGTTCTACTTTTGTGCAATATGGACAACCATCTTTAGAATAAATTGTAAATTTCATACCTTCTTTTAAAGATTGAGAATTATTTAGTGTGTATAATTGAGGCCAAGTATCTCTAATTATCTCGGCTAGTTTATATGGTGTGTTAGAACTGATCATAAAAAAGGAGGGTTTCCCCTCCCCACTTTAAATGAATTGAATGCAAATGTCAATCAAAGTGCATTGCCCCTCGGAAGTACTTCCTCTGGAAATACAAAGTTCTCATGTGGTTGGTCTACTGGAGCCATCCAGGCACGGAGTCCTTCATTTAAAAGTATATTTTTTGTATAAAAGGTCTCGAATTCAGGATCCTCAGCAGCACGAATCTCCTGACTTACGAAATCATAAGCCCTAAGATTAAGAGCAAGACCAATGATGCCGATAGAGGATGTCCAAAGACCCATAACAGGAACAAAAAGCATAAAGAAATGCAACCACCTCTTATTACTAAATGCAATACCGAATATCTGCGACCAAAAACGATTAGCCGTGACCATAGAATATGTTTCTTCCTCCTGAGTGGGTTCAAAAGCTTTGAAAGTGTTCGCTTGTTCACCGTCTTCAAACAGAGTGTTCTCTACTGTAGCACCATGAATGGCACAAAGTAAAGCCCCTCCAAGGATACCTGCTACACCCATCATATGGAATGGGTTGAGTGTCCAGTTGTGGAATCCCTGTAGGAACAACAGGAATCTAAAGATTGCTGCTACTCCGAACGACGGCGCGAAGAACCACGACGACTGTCCCAGAGGGTACATAAGAAACACAGAAACAAATACAGCAATAGGACCTGAGAAAGCAATAGCATTGTATGGTCTAATCCCTACGAGTCGGGCAATTTCAAACTGCCGAAGCATGAACCCTATAAGACTGAAGGCTCCGTGGAGCGCCACAAAAGTCCAGAGTCCCCCAAGTTGGACCCAGCGGACGAAATCTCCTTGAGCTTCAGGACCCCAAAGGAGTAGTAAGCTATGTCCGAGAGCGTCAGCAGGAGTAGAAACAGCAGCAGTAAGAAAGTTACAGCCCTCAAGATATGAACTCGCAATTCCATGGGTGTACCACGAAGTTGCGAAGGTGGTCCCTGTAAGCCACCCGCCAAGAGCGAGATAAGCAGTCGGGAATAGAAGAAGACCAGACCAACCGACAAAAACAAACCTATCTCGTTTAAGCCAATCATCCAAGACATCGAACCATCCCCGCTGTGAAATTGGTGGTGAAAGTGTTGAAGCAGTCATTAATCTCCAAATTTACTTCTCTTATTTAGTTTACACTTCTTTACAATAAAAGTCAATAAGTATTAGTGCTCATAAAAAAAGGGAGGTCCCGCAACCTCCCCGTCTTATTAATCGTTTAGCATATTTCTACATATCCGTTTACAAGTTTGTTGATCTTCGTCGCATTCGATTAAACAATTGAAATAATCATTGATTAATTCTAATTCATCATTAAATCGGTCAACGGTTTGCTCAAAGTGTTTCCATTCAGCAAGTTGATTGTAAGATACAAGGTTGTGCATAATGTCCTCCACGCACAAGGTTAAACATAATGTAGTTGAAAGTTGGAATCATTTGTCTCACCTCATTATTCTATCATATGTAGGAGAGATGATGTTATGTACGATACAAAAATTTATGCCTACGAGTTTATACCTAGTCATAAAAAAAGAGACCCGAAGGTCTCTTACATATTATTGATGATTGTAGAAAATCCTTTTTTGATTTTATTTTTCATCTCATCAGTTACATCCATACCATCAATAACTGGAAAAAATGTCATAAGATATTTTTTCTTTTCTTGAATGTATACTTGATGAGCTTCTTCTGGTGTATGGTAATATCCTAGATTTTTTCTTTTATTTTTAATGCTCATGTGAGCAACATATTTTTTATGCTTATAATTGGGAACAAGTGTAACACCAAGAGGCATATCACCAGCATCTTTACCTCTTCTCTTCACCTTTACAATTTGAGTATTCATTTCATGTGTCAGAAAAACACAAGTATCTGGAGAATAAACTCTATTATTTTCTGATAGAAAATCTTTATCTAAACATAGATTATCTACATCACCTTGTTCTTCATACCATTTTTTAAAGTTGGATGCATACAACCATTCATCACAAACAGAACAACCAATATAAGTTTGATTTTTTTCAAGTTGTTTGGGGTCGTAACATCTGTTTAACATAGATTTCCATGTTTGATACCACCTTAAAGACTTATTTTTTCCATTTTCATCAATGTATGTTACTGGTCTTACATCAGAATGTGCAACTCCATGTATCAATCTTGTTTTAGGGTATGGCATAATTTCAATGTTCTTGTAAGTATTCTATCATAGATTGGAGAGTTTGGGTATTGTCTCCCAACAATCCCATTGCACGATTGCAACTATGACAGAGAAGTCCTCTAACATCACCCGTATCATGACAATGATCTACTGCAAATACATCAGCACCACCACCTCTACCAGATTTTCTACCTTTGGTTTCAGTGGTTCCACAGATAGCACATTTGCCATTCTGTTTTTCTAACATTTCATTATACTCATTCAGTGTAATACCATAACACCTTTTTAAATTTTCATTTCTTTTTTTCAGTGGGTCATAATTTTCTTGTTGTTTTTTTACATAACATTCTTTACATTTTCCATGATACCCATATGCAACTCCATTTCTTTTAGTTTCGTAAAATTCATTAAGTGATTTTTCTTTTTTACATATCTTACAAGTTTTCATTATTGAAACTTTTATTTCATAACTTCAACTATTTATACAAAAAAAAGACCTCCAAAGGAGGTCTCAAAAAATATTAGATTTTTAGAAAACTCACCCAATAGAAGGAGCAGTCAAAGCAACAGGAGTTGTTTCGGCAGACGCAAGATCCAAAGGAAAGTTGTGGGCGTTTCTTTCATGGGATACTTCCATTCCCAGGTTTGCACGATTAAGAACATCAGCCCAAGAGTTGATTACACGACCTTGATGGTCAAGGATTGATTGATTGAAATTCCAGCCATTGAGGTTGAAGGCCATCGTAGAAACACCAAGAGCGGTGAACCAGATGCCAACAACAGGCCAGCTAGCAAGGAAGAAGTGCAGCGAACGTGAGTTATTAAAGGAAGCGTATTGGAAAATAAGGCGACCGAAGTAACCGTGGGCAGCAACGATGTTGTAGGTCTCTTCTTCTTGACCAAACTTGTAACCATAGTTCTGTGACTCATTCTCAGTGGTTTCACGAACCAGTGAGGAAGTAACCAGAGAACCGTGCATAGCACTGAACAGTGAACCACCGAAGACACCAGCCACACCAAGCATGTGGAAGGGGTGCATCAGGATGTTGTGCTCTGCTTGGAAGACAAGCATGTAGTTGAAAGTACCAGAGATACCCAGGGGCATCGCATCAGAGAAAGAACCTTGACCGAAAGGATAGACGAGGAAGACTGCGGATGCTGCTGCAACAGGTGCAGAATATGCAACGCAGATCCAAGGACGCATTCCAAGACGATAAGAAAGTTCCCACTCACGACCCATATAGGCATAGATGCCGATCAGGAAGTGGAAGACAACGAGTTGGAAAGGTCCACCGTTGTAGAGCCACTCATCTAGGGAAGCAGCTTCCCAGATGGGGTAAAAGTGCAGTCCAATTGCGTTGGACGAAGGAATAACAGCACCAGAGATGATGTTGTTTCCGTACATGAGTGAACCAGCAACGGGTTCACGAATGCCATCGATGTCCACAGGGGGAGCACCAATGAAAGCGATAATGAAACAAGTTGTAGCAGCAAGAAGGCAAGGAATCATCAGGACTCCAAACCAACCGACATAAAGACGATTGTCAGTGGAAGTAACCCA